AGCCGACGTCTTGGCGCGGCCGCGCCCCTGGGCAGGGGCGCCGCCACGCCGGACAGCCGGCCGAGGACCAGTCCGCAAACTGCCCCTAACGACACGATCAGCGCGTTTAAGCGCGGCACGCGCTACCAACTCCTCACCCGCAGGTCCCGGTGCCAGCGGCGCCTTAGGCCCATCAACAACATTGCCATTGACGACGACCTCATACTTTGCGGTGCTCCCATCCGGTGCTGCATCTACACAAACAGGCAGATGTAACAAATCTTCCAGTTTCGTCACCTTAGCCATAGCAGCCAAGTAACGATCCCAGTTGAACCCGGGCAAGCACTCGCGCACATAGTCATCCATCCAATCAGCAACATTGTCATTTGGCCACTGCTGCGTCTCATCGCGGAACTTCTCCGCCCACCAACTCCTAATCCCCAAATCCATCTCACCTCGATCAAAACCACCCAAACGCGACACAGCCAAAACAATGTCACGTATAATAGGCGTGGAAGCATCAGTTAAGGCCCACCCACGTGCTTTCTCAACCAGTTTGTCAACTGGCGTCACAGTCGACGGCAGGTGGGTCGTCACGAACAACTTAGGCAATTGACGTGGGAGATCACATGTCGAATCGGGGGCACCAAACCACACATCCGGACTGTAAACTCGTGCCAAAAAGGCAACACGTGTCGCACCACCGCGCACATGCATTACCGTCTCAGCCTTTTGCTCACAGAGCGTATATGCTTTGTCAATAGCCTCCGCGCTAACATTGCCGGCTGTGAGATCATCACCGCCAGCACAAACATGTTTCTCCAACCACGCCACTGCGTCCTCGTGACTATATCCCTCAAGACGCTTGGCAAGATATGCCATAAAGAAGCTGGCAAGCGAATTTAACGCACTAGTCTCCATGGACCCTGACCCTCTAATGAACCACATGAAATACTCCACCATCATATTAGTCACAGCAGGCCGACACACTTGCTCCGCATGCAAAAACAAAACGGTCTGAACAAACTCCGGGCGGAAGAATGCAGCCAAAACCATCCTTTCAAGACAGCGCAATTTGAGGCCAACTCTCCCGTCCATTTTGTTACCGTCAGTCTCAGCAACCACATCAGAAATGGAGCAAATATCAGCTATGCGTTCAGCAACCTCACGCGGGGTCTTGCTAAACGCATAAAACGCCCGTGACTTAAACAAAGCAGCCACCAAAGGGTATATCACACGACCATATTCTATCTTAAGTCGCGGCGGCAACGGGGTGATAAGCCGAGGCGGTTTCGCACCGCCATACACTTCATGTTTATCCACCGAACCGAACACCTGCTTATCGGATGCAAAATCAGCATCATTAATGAGTTGTCTCTGAGTTGGCCGAGTTAACTGCGCAGCTACTTCATCATGTGTCCACAGGACACCAGTGCCACGCAGTGGCCCAACAAACCAATCAACAAACTCATTCATGCACCTAAGCAAGAATCCAGACGGTGGTGTAACATCTTTACTCTGGACTGCAACCACTCTCTCCACCACTGCGACATTAGAATTCCCAACGGTCGTAGCAGGCACATAGGCGTCCGGGAACAGGGAAGAGCCGAACGCCACCATGGGACACTTTGCTTCGGGGTCATACTCACGCACACCCCCAAAGTCGTATCGTTTTATCCCGGTCTCGACAGCCACGACGAGCCCGGGTTCCTGCAGAGTCTGCAGGCGGTGATACTCCACCAAAATGGCAGCCTCATTCTTCCCCAATGAGGTCATGCCCTGTACATAAGCGATGGTGATCTTAGATGAGGACACGCGGGCAGCAACACTCACCGCGTTATCCGCCTCAACCGGGACAGTCGCTGACAAATAATAACCTACCTTACTTGTCGACATAGCCCACTCACCAGAACGGCACGATTTAATACGCACCCAATCCCCACATACGGGATTAAAGCGTTTCAACCGTGCGCCCAACAAGTTGCCAAACAATGCGCCCATCCCAGTGAACACTGCTTTCGGAACCATGCAGACCAACGCCCTTTCACCCTCCACAGCGATATTCGAGACAGAGTAAACCACTACGCGCGGCCACAACCAACCCCAAAAACC